AACCCAGGCTATAATCAACCCAATAAATATGGACAATCTTCCTACTCCTCCTCCAAGAACTATTACTTATCCTACCAATCCAGATTGGTCTTTTGCTGGACAAGATACATATATGCTATCTAGCGCATACCACGTAATACATCAAAATGAAGGATGGACTCTCCTTAGAAATTTTCAAGGAGAGTCCTTTATGTTCTCAAGAAATCCAAGAATTACAAATTTGATGACCAAAGTAAATAACGCTTATGGTGGAGGACATAGCGGTTCCTCTATTGGATACACAATGCGAAATATGGAGTATATTGCAAAAAATGGATTTGATGAATATTTTCGTTTGAAGAGAAGTCAACGCTAATAATTAAATTTATAAATAATATTTACTCAATATATTAATTATAAAATTTTTTCATATGGGAAAGCAATATTTAATTATGATTATGATTCTCACCACTTTGTTTTTTTCACATTAATCTTCGGGCCTTGACCGCGCTTCTTGGTATTGCTTGGGTCATATTTCTCTTCCTCATCATCTGATGGTATGTCTTTGCTCAAATCCCAGAACTCTTTGCTTCCTAATTTGAAGTCATTGTGTGCATCTGCCTTATACCAAAACACTTGATCTTGTAATCTATTGGATTTCGCGTTGTTATTGATTACCAAGCACTCATAATTTTCTGTGCATTGGTCCATCACCTGACAAAATGACTCAAATGTGGGAAACATACCCGCATAATTCTCATAAATACGCTTTCTATTTGCGATGTAAGGTTCTCTCAAAATGAACACGTAATCAATGTTAGTTCTGAGAGTTGGAGGAATTCCTAATGGATACTGCATTGTGATGATCAACATAATCTTCCAATGGCGGCCGTTCATAAAGAGGAGTCGCATCATCTTATCTTTTGCCCATGTCCCATCATATAAACAATCATCTAAGATTACAAAAGCACGAGGATCAATATTGCTTTTTTTATAAGCTTCCATTTGTTTTTTCATTTCTCTCAAAACACCCTTTTGACGTTTCAAAACATTCTCAATAATGGCAGTATTATACTCATTGTGGATGAATAATTTGGGCACCATTTTGCCGTAAAAACCATTGCCTTCTTCTGTACCTGCTACAACTACCCCTAGCGGGATATCCTGTTGATAATATAACAAGTCTCTTACCAAATATGATTTGCCTGTATCACGACGACCAACTAAAACAACGACTGGGCCTTTGGCTTCGTGGATTTTGAAACTAATTGTTTTCATATCAAATTTCTTGAGTTCTAGCGACATTAATTTATAGAAATATTTTTTCAACTTGCTAAAAACGAATAATAATTGATCAAACTAAATAAGTTTAAAATGATTATAATTTAATATATTATTTAGCTAATGACAACAATAGAAGACGGCATAGTAGTCAGCTATGAAAAACGAAAAAATAGCGATCTATTTAAAAGTTTAGAGAGAAAAGATGGGCTCTTTCTCTCCAATATACAAAATTATAGTCCGATTTATAGCAGATTCTTTCTTCTAAATGACACAAACCATAAGGCAGTGAATCTCAATAATGTAGCATATATTACAGAGGTAAAACAAAAAAAAACAGTAGAAACTAATGATGACGAATCAGACTACATTAATTCTAATCTATATGAGTGTGTTATTAAAAACAGTAAAAACAACAAGACTTTGCATAAAGAGGTATTTTTTAAGATGGCGCCATTATTGGATCCATACAAGTATTTAATTGGAAAATATAATTTTAATGATCCTACTTTGTTTGTATTGCCTACATATAATTCTGCACCAGGTGATAGCCATCCTAAAATATTAGACTACAATAATTCTTCTTATGTGGACGGGTTTTTTTCTTTTCTCTCTTCACTATTGATTTATAAACATAATTTTGTTCACGGTGTAGATTATTATGGTTCTTTTCTTGCCATAAAAAATGAATTTAAATTCAATGTAATTGATGATATTGATTATTTATGTAAATCCGATTTTTTCAATAAGCATAAAAACACCGAAATTTTTAGTATTGAAGACTACGAATATTTACTTGAAGATGATGACTTTGGACAAGGAGTCAAAAAACCTTTAATTAAAATAGATAATGAAAATAATGTAAGTGTAAAATCAAACTTATCTATCAAATCTATTAATGACAATTTATATGAAGATCTATTTGAAGATGAAAAACATGTTTTAACGGGAACCCAACAAAAAGATCAAGCTATAATTACATTATGTGATCTAAAAGAATGTGAAATTAATTTGGTAGATATTACTAATGAAATTAATTCTGAAAATAAACAAAGTGACTTAAAATCTTTCACAACAACCATAAAATCCGGGTCTACTTGTTCATCACGCACATCTCATACATCAAATAATGATAGTGATCAGGAATGTGATGAAACATCTAATTATGAAAAAACTGGTTGCAAAGATGATGAAATTGAAGATGAAACCAACAGTGAACAAGATGAAAATGAAAACGAAGAAGATGACGAAGACGATGACGAAGACGATGACGATGACGAAGACGATGACGATGAAGAATGTTTGTATGCGACTATTCCAAAATTTCCAGTACAAGTCATTTGTATGGAAAATTGTGAGACCACATTTGATGACCTCATTATGAACGAAGATTTGTCTCACGACGAATGGTTCTCAGCGCTTATGCAAATTGTTATGATTCTTATTAGTTATCAAAAAGTATTTTCTTTTACTCACAATGACTTGCATACCAATAATATTATGTATAAGTCAACTAATAAAAAATTCATATATTATTGTTATAAGAAGAAGTATTATAAGGTTCCCACATTTGGACGCATATTTAAGATGATTGATTTCGGACGCAGCATATACAAATACAACGGCAAGATCTTTTGCAGTGATAGCTTCCAAAATGGTGGAGATGCAGCGACTCAATACAATACTGAGCCTTATTTCAATGAAAAGAAACCTCGTCTAGAACCCAATTACAGTTTTGATTTATGTCGTCTTGCTTGTTCCATTTTTGATTATCTTGTTGAAGAATTGGAAGAAATCAAAGATTTATCAAAATGTGATCCCATTACCCGTATTATTGTAGAATGGTGTTTAGATGATAATGGTGTAAATATTTTATACAAGAATAATGGTGCTGAGAGGTATCCGGATTTCAAACTTTATAAGATGATCGCAAGGTATGTTCATAATCACACACCTCAAGCACAATTAGAGAGACCCGAATTTTCAGCCTTTTTGATGTCCAAAGTACCCGAAGAATCAAATTCTTTAATAGATATTGATTCTTTACCTTCTTTATCTAATGCAATTAATTAAAAATTCTGGCTGCGCAAAACTATTTATTTTATTTTACTACAATAAAATAAATGGCAAATTTTGGATTTATTATTAGTCGTCACGTAAATTCAGAAAAAACCAACAAATATTGGAATGAATGTGTTCAATGTATTCAAAAATTCCACTGGGGCATTCCTATTGTTATTATTGACGATAATAGCAATTATGGTTTTGTAAAAGCAGATTCAGAATACAAAAATGTAACTATTGTGCAATCCGAATATCCAAAACGTGGTGAGCTTTTACCTTATTATTATTTTTTGAAGAATCATTGGTGGGAAAATGCTGTGATTTTACACGACAGTGTATTTATTCAAACTCGGGTCCCATATATGAAACTCAAAGCTAATGTGCTACCATTATGGCATTTTGGAGGAATTCATAGAAATGAAAATAAAGGTCAATGTTTAAGAATTGCAAGTCATCTTAAAAACAATATAGAAATCAAGAAACTGCTTTATTATAACGATACTGATATTTCAAATACTATGTCTATAAATAGCAAAAAAGGTAATTGGAATGGCGTTTTTGGTGTACAGAGTTATATCAAGCATTCTTTTTTGGAGAAACTTCAACAAAAATATGCACTCTTCAATATGTTAAATTGTATTCAATGTCGTGCAGATCGTTGTTGCTTAGAGAGAATAATGGGAATAATTTTCTTTTTGGAAGATCCTACTATTCGCAGTATACCTTCTTTATTTGGTAGTATAACAAACGTTATTTCAAAATATGGGGAGATCTCTTATGATGATCACATAGAGATTTTGAAGAAAAATGGAAAGGCGAACTCTCCTTATGTGAAAGTCTGGACTGGGCGCTAGTAAAGCCTCCCCTATCTTAATTCGGGTTGAGGCGGAGCCAAATCCTGTGAAATGTTTTGCTCAACTTTTTGAAAAGTTGATGGGAGCCAAATCCTGTGAAATGTTTTGCTCAACTTTTTGAAAAGTTGATGGGAGCCAAATCCTGTGAAATGTTTT